TTGGTAACACGTACATAGTCAGTATCTATTATTTCACCGTCATCATTTTGCTGTAAGTCATCAACATATACAGACTTGATACTACCACGTTTATTACGGCTTTCATAAATGGCATGATATACGGCTTTATAGGCGGCTTTAATAGCGTTTTCGGTGGGCTGATACTCTTTGCCTGTGGCCTGTTCGCCGTCCGTTTCAATCATAGCAAGAGCGGCGATATTAACTAATTCGGCACTGTCGGATAGGGTGGATAATGTACCATCAAAGGGAATATCTGTGCCTTGCTTGTTGCTGTCAGCATTGTACAATACAGACAGCTTGCGCTTTTCTCTTGCGTCAAACGCAAAGCCATATGTAAGCTGACGCAATACAGGATTCTCGCCTGCTTTATTGCGGCATGTACGAACAGCGCAATATGCAACCTTTGAGGCGTGGCCGATTAACGTATTATCGTTGGTATACTCACGTTCAGCGGCGGCAATAATTTGAGGCTGTGCGGCGGCACGTTCGGCGGCGTTACGTGCGGCGGCACGCTCTAATTCGGTTGCTATGCGCTTTTCCCTGCGCTCTGTATCCATAGATACAGCCTTGCTTACAGTGGGCATAGCACGCATAGCGGCGGCAAACTCGATGATACTGATTGTGTTGTTGTTCTTCATGGTAAAAACCTCACTTAAAATTTAGTCAAGGCTGTGGTGTACCTTGCTAACTAATAGTATAAACGATAATAGTAATAAAAGACAACAAAACGCAGGGTTAAATATAAGGATGGATTATACGGATTATTTATGGCTTATATAAATTTAGGTTATATCTGATAATTTGATGGAATTGAAATGGAATTGATAAGGATATGCCTTTGCTTTTAAATATGAATAATCATTAATCCCTGCTTTCCCCCTGCATGGTATCCCCTGTATCATGGACGCAGTACAGCCACGCAACCGATACAACGGCCGATAGGCGAATTAACCGCCATTATATCGCCTATGATAGGGGGTGAGTTTGCACCTGATTGTAGCGCAGCCGGAGACTGTCGACCAGGGTGTTCTTTCAATTCAAGTATACAAATTCAATCCAAAATTGCATAAAAATCACCCCACAATCATGTCAAAACACTCCCATCTTGACAAGAATGGTATAACAATGGGTGATAATTTGTGCAAAAACAAATGAGTCAGTCTTAAATAGAGGTATAACCCCACCTTATCGCCAACTTGACAAAACAAGTCTTTTGTGGTATAATACTGACGTTGGCTGAGGACAGCCTTCCGTCAGTGATTTTCCCCAACGACGAGGCTTTGCCGAGGAGTTGGAATGTCATTGTTCGGTACGGGGAGGAATTTGCACTGTATCGCCTCGTCCCGAACTGCTGACATTGGCCTTGCTATGCAAGGCAATACGAACAACGAGACTATGTTGAAGTTGTGAGTATTGCCCACCTATTATCGGTGAGCGCAAAGTCCTAATTTATTGCGCGAACCGTAGTTCTCCTAATGCTCTTTCTATAGTAAAGAACTTAATTATTTTTTCTACCCCCTCTATTACGGGGTAGGTCGATTTTTTCCCTAAATACCTACACTTTTTTTCGGATTTAGCACCTCAAACGTGCTAAACCTTATTTTTTTGGTGCTAAGGGCTCGTTTTTGACTTCAAAAACTTCGCCCTTGGTTTCGTTTTCGCTCGCTTAAAACGGCGTCGCTTGGTTAGTTGTGTAATTGTAAGTTCGCCACATCACCACTGAACGCAGTACCACTGAACGCAGTTATCAGTGAGTGAGCAGCGCGAACGAACTTAGAACAAGTTCAGAAAGGATGATGTCTTATCAATTTAAAAGTGTGTGACGCAATGTGTGGGGCGGGTAAAACCCAAGCCGCCATTCATTTAATGAACGAAAACCCAGACCGCAAGTTCTTGTTCATCACCCCATTCTTGGATGAGGTTGACCGCATTCGCAGCAGTTGTCCAGCGCTCAAGTTTGTCGAGCCAATGGCACTTGATGACGGCGGCAAGTTCAGCAACCTTCTTTCTCTTCTGGAAAACAAACATAATATTGCGAGTACCCATGCATTGTTCCGGCGGTACGATAAATATGTAGCCTCCCTCATCAAACAGGGTGGCTACACTTTAATTTTGGACGAAGTTGCAGATGTGGTTGAACCGTTGGACGTGCATCCAGATGATGTGCGGGACGCTATTGAACGTCGCCACATTGCCGTAGGTGAGAATGGCAGGGTGTTTTGGATTGACGAAGAATACCGCGGGTATTTCAAGCGGTTCAAACAACAGATACAATCCGGCTACGTCATAATAGGCGACGACGATAAGTTACTGCTTTGGTTATTTCCAGTGGAAGTGTTTGAGGCGTTCGAGGAAGTAATCATACTGACCTACATGTTTGATGCCCAGATGCAGAAATATTACTTTGACTTGCACGGCCACACATACGAGCAGATTGGCACTCGCCGCATAACAGGCATTGATTACGAGTTTTGCGCCGTTGAAGATGCCGACCCCTCTCCTTCTCTTTCTGGAAAAATACACATATTGGAAGATGCGGCGCTAAATGAAGTTGGGGGCGGGTTTTACGATTTGTCTGTTAAATGGCATGAGCGTGAGCGGTCTGTGTTGGGGCACCCCACCATAGATAAGTTAAAAAAGAATTTGTATAACGCCTTCCGCAATAAGTTTAATGCGGCATCCGGCGACATACTGTGGACTACATACAAAGATTATACGGGGCTACTTAAAGGTAAAGGATACGCAAAGTCGTTCCTAAGTTATAACGCAAGGGCTTGCAACAATTACGCCGACAGACATTACCTTGGATATTGCGTTAACATATTTTTGCGGCCTTCACTAAAACATTATTTTGAATCACAAGGTGTGCGGGTTGACGAAGATAAATATGCGCTGTCCGAAATGATACAGTGGGTGTGGCGCAGCGCCATTCGGCGTGGCGAAGAAATTTGGTTGTACGTGCCGAGCAGTAGAATGCGCGGCTTATTTTGCGAATGGTTGGAGGAAATGCGGTGATAAATAAGATACAGGAAGCAATAACGGAATGCCTCACAAAAAAGCGGTTCCGCGCACTGGTTGTGTGCGCAGACTTAGATAAGGAAAGAAATTCAATCCTTTCTTCTCTGGAAAATACCGCATGGGTGCGCAATTGCAGAAACGATATTACGGTAACGTTCCTCAATGGAAGTATTTTGTGGTGTGTTCGGCCTACGGCAACAGCCCGAGGCACTCGCTGTCACATGCTGATAATAGATGAAGCAGTGCCGGAAGATATTAAGAATGAGGTTTTTGCCCCGATGTTGAGGAAATATGAAGATACATTACAGATTATTGAGGAGCTGCGGGATGAAAAGAAACTGTATTAATTGCGGCGCACCTATTGATATTGATGCGGATAGGTGTCCGTATTGCAAGACAAGCTATTTTGATATGACGGCCATTGACTTTAACAGCCGCGAGCCTGTGGCGTTGAAGATACGCAACGGCAATATGATAATCACGCAGCTTGTGCGGCCGGTGTGCGGCAACGTGGAGTACGGCTGCGACACAGTTGATATGATTGGGCCGTATGGCACTGTCGGTTACAGTGCGACTTTAAACCGTTATGCGGAAATCAACATACAATTTGAGGCATTGCGGCGTCCCGGCAAAGGTAGTTTGATGGAGGTAATTGTTTGTGAATAATAAAGAACTACTCTTTTCTCTTTCCAAAGAAAAAGGGGATTTTATAGTGCAACCGTTTAAAGGAAGTGGTAATGGCGGTCAGAAGCGCAATAAAACAATGTCGGCGTGCCGCATCACGCATCCCGCCAGTGGTACGGTTTCAGAATGTCAAGAAGAACGCTCTTTTGAACAGAACAAAAAGAAGGCATTTGAGCGCCTTGTTGAAAAAGAGTCTTTTAAACAGTGGTTTCGTCTGGAAACAATGCGGCGAACAGGCGAATACGCTGTGATGCTTGAAGAAGTAGAGCGTCAAATGTGCCCTTCTAATATTCGGGTCGAATGTGTGGATGAAAACGGAAGGTGGGTTGTTTATGACAATTAAGTTTAACCTTGATGAAATACCGGCTGAGGGCGCACCCGTTGTTTTCGAAGTCACTTTAGGAGACGGCACTAAGATAATACAAAAAGGAATTATTGAAATCGAGAAGTGCGGTTTTGCGGAATCATTGCTGTTCGATATGTTAAATGGAAAAACCGACACCTTTATGTTTACCAATAAGGATGTTATAAGTTTTACCCCCACGGAAGGAGCAAAGTATGACAATTAAAGAAGCAATACAGCAATTGGAAAGGCTAAAATTCTCTGCAGTTAGAATGGGAAATATCGAGTTATGCAATGCTTTATATATGGCGATACGGGCACTTGAAAAAGAGCAAGAGACTTGGTTTCGGTGGCCAATTGAGCCTGCGCCCGAGCCCGAATGGATTGTGCGGTTTCCCGAAGAATATGATGAATGGAAGTATAAGTTTACTTGTGGCGGAAAGGATTTAACACATGACGAATAGAGAAGCGATAGATATGTTGGAAGAGATGCAACATGACGCATTTATTAATAATGATTGGCAACAGCGTGAAGCACTCTGTATAGCGATACGAGCGCTTTACTGGTACGATGAATTTTTGAAGGCAATGGAGAAAAAGCGGGATGAATACTGGAAGTCGTTCAAGGTTAACACCAAATTGATTCCGAGGTATGACGAATGGAAGTACAGGTTTACCTGTGGTGGTGCCCCTTATGTGATATCCCCGAGTAGTTTTTGCGAAATAAGAAAGGACTTGACATATGACGAATAAAGAATTGTGTGAACGCTACCCTTTCCTCATTCCTTGGAAAGTGCGGGAAGGCCGTATTTCGATTTATGATTGGAAATATGAACGTACCCTTCTGGATAACATGGAACCTGGTTGGCGGAAAGCGTTTGGTATCCAGATGTGCGAAGAGCTGCGTGCGGCGCTGATTGCGGCTGATGCGCTGGACAGATATCAGGTGGGCGACATTAAAGAAAAATGGGGCGAACTGCGGTGGTATAGTTGGGGCGGTGCAAATGGTACTCATGAGATTGAAAAGAATTACCTGCTGCTGTCCCGCAAGATTTGCGGCAAGTGCGGCAAGCCTGCTACACACAGAGGAACGGCGTGGACATATCCCTACTGCGGCGAATGCGCAACACCCGATGCGGAGGAGATGCGGTGATGAATTTGTATAAAGAGGTAATGCGACACGATGTCATTTACTCAATACCGTATGCGCCGCACAGGACGCCGTGGGATGCTGATTTGGTCAAAATAAAAACGTCAAAACTCACATGGGCTAAAGACAGGCAGAAGTTCTTTTATCGGTGGGGTGGTCCTGGTCCAGACTTTAACGAATACGTTGCCGAGGAATATGGCGACACATGGGCATTTACGCCAGAGGAGGTGCGGAAATGAATCCCTGTGATGGTTGTGCGAATAATTGCATATATCCTTGTTGGAAAATTAGTAGCGGTATTTTGACTGAGCCTGTGCGATGCTTCCAATGTAAACATCATGTGGTAAGTTACGACCCTGCGGGTGGCAAACCCGACCATATCTGTAGGTTGCTTGGTATATACGTGGATTCCGAATTTTATTGTAAACGAGGCAAAAACAAATGAATATTTATATGGTTATATTTACGAGCTCGGAGCGTAGCGACTTCGAGGTTTTTATTGGCAGTTCCGTAAAACAGGTTGTCACAGATTTCTATAAATTTATTGGTGGCGGCGCACTCTCGCAGGAATTGTTTGAAAAAATGGTGCGCAATATAAGCATAGCTGAGGCAGTTGAGGCGTGTAATGCGCTCAGCTCTTTTTATAAGATAGAGGGTATATACGGCAACTTAGAGGAGGTTTGGCACGCATGATTTCAATACCGTGTTTGGTGTGTAACGGCTTTAACGAATTAGACGCAACTGAGTGTGCGCATTGCGGCACACGTTATGTGAATATTGGCAGGATTGAATTCGGTAAGCCTATTGTGTTGCGGATGGATATTGGCAACAGTGTTATGGCAAGCCAAGAATTCACCCCTCTGGAAATTAATAATAAGATTTTCATGGAGTCCGTATGAGAAGAAAATGTAAGCATTGCACCGAAATTGAATGGAGTTCCGGCATCGGGGATTATTACAGAGTGTTTGAGAAAAACGCTCTGTTTTCTTTTTGTCTGCACCACGATTACAACGATTGGTGGCTGATTTGCGAAACAGAAAATGATGTTGGAGCCGCAAAGATTAAGCATTATCCCGTGTGCGGAAGGAGATTAAGATGAGCGATAATTTCAAGGAAACTTCTATTGATTACCTGACCTGCGACAATCACGCCGTGTTTTATTCCGGCGAAACCAAATGGATAAATAAGATGCGGCGCTATGCAGAACAGTACCCCAACGAGGTACGTATCCAACAGGACAATGGTTGGGGTTTAATTGCACATATCCCCCGCAATTGGATGAAGGTAGCACCTCCCCGCAAGGTTAACTTAACGGAAGAACAGCGGCAGCAACGTGCGGCAAGGTTGGCTGCTTCAAGGAGTAACAATGGCTAATAAGATACCTGACGAAATTGTGTTTGCGCAACCTTGTTGGAAGTGTAGGCGTTCCACCAATGTCAACCTGTGCCCTTGGGTGCGGAATGGAACTCCTGTTCCTGGTTGGAAAGCAACGCCCACATATATAAAAAGTAACGACGGCTTTGAACATTCTTACATGATACACGAATGCCCACTATTTATTAAGGAGTGATGTATTACGGCGAACAACGCAGTTTATATAGCAAGCATTGATGCCAAGGATTTGTACCTTGCCACTATCTCTGGAAAAAAAGAATATACATTAAAATTCGCCGATGGTAATTATAACTATCGGCGTTTTATTAATACTCTGGACTACAGCCTTGACCTCATCAAACTGCGTGAGGTTTATTTTAAGGCATACCGCAACTCCGGGTTCTCTTGGTGGCATTTGAACAAGGAGTACAGCACCCGCATCATTAACGTAACCTTCAAGTATTCCATTAAACAATACAACCGCCTGAGCAACGGCCTGTATATACGGCATGGATACGGTTACAGCGATGTCCAGTTGGTTGATAATATCGACTACCGTGACGGGGTGCTGATTGCAGTGCAAACAGGAATGCCTGTCGAAAACCCTGTCTCCGCCGAAATACTCGGCAACCTTTTCTGGATGGAAGATGGTGTGTATGTCGCCAAAGATGTAATGCCCCAAGTAATGTCCCGCGCTGAGTTGCGTCATTGGATATACAAGAATGGTTTCAACCTTGACGGCACTCACTATTGTCGCTATAAGCGCAGCGCAGGCAGTGCTCGTGTTGGTAAGTGTAATTTTATAGACGAGAAGATGTATGGCAGAATGCATACGTGGGATATGGCGGGTCTGCCCATTTATCGCAATGACCCTGTGGACCTTGCGGCACTTGAAAGCTACATCTCCCTCACTTCTTCCTCTATCATCGACACGATGGAAATTCGGCCTGAGAACATTCTGCTCATCGACGATTACGAAAGTAAGTTTAGCGATGAGGCGGTAATGACCTACTTGAATGATAAGGGTGAGGTCATGACGGAACAGAAGACCGCCAACATCTGCAATAGCATCTTCGACGGTGAATCTCTACTTGATACTTCATTCTTTGGAAATTACCGCCAGTATGGATTTATGCTTCTGCGCAACCGCTTCTTCAAGAGTGCGGCGTTCCATTGCAACATACAGCAGTTCTTTGCGGATAACGGTATTACCGAGGTGTCACAGTTGTGCGGCAAAACCAGAGCGACCGACATTAAGGACATCAAGCTTATAACAACCCCCTCTTCTATAAAGTATTTAAAATTCGGTTCCTTTGATAAGTGGTTGGATAACCTTGACCCTACTTTCGGCATTGTTAAGCATGAGAAGCCTACGCACTTTATGGGCGGCAGACTGGTGCAGACTCACTACCAACTGCTCAACAGCCTGCAGATGTTCACAGATGAAGTGCGTGAGTTCCTGCAGCCCTCTCTGGACTATGCGAGACTGCTCAAAACCAATCCTGCAGTGTTCCGTCATCATGTTAAGTTTAACCAGAAGAGTGGTTTCCAGACCGAGAAACTGATGTCTCGCAACGAGATTGTTTATAAGTTCTTGGGGCTGAACGATGAGTTCACTAAAACCAAGATGTACGCAAAATACCGCGACGACAATATTAGCTCTTTTATTAACGACATGCGTAAGGGGCACGTGCTGGTTAACGGTACATACTGCACTCTGTGCGGCAACCCTATGGAGATGCTCAAGTCTGCCATTGGTCGGTTTGATGGTACATCTTGTATTGCCCCCGGCACCGTATATAACTCACGATTTGCGGACGGACAAACCCTGCTCGGTTCCCGCTCCCCTCATGTTTGCGCTGGAAATATTCTGTTGTGCGTCAATAAGTATAATGAAGAGATAGACCGCTATTTCCGAGCAACGGATGAAATCATTTATGTGAACAGCATTAATGAGAATCTGTTGGAAAGACTTAGCGGAAGCGATTAACACAATGGTCGCTTTGCGTAGCGATACGCAAATGAAAACTTGGTGAACCCACACATGTGGGGTGTGGTTGCGGGTTTGGCACCGTAACTGCTAACGATGGACTACTAAATGGCTTCGTATAAACTATAAAGAAGGTGATATTGTAGAAGAGATTTGGAAACCCGTTGTTGGGTATGAAGGATATTACGAGGTTAGCAATATTGGTAATGTTCGTTCTGTCGATAGAATAATAGAAAAAGCAGATGGGGTTAAACAACCTCGGCGATGCAGGGAAATGACAAAATATACAAACGAGGATGGGTATCTCATGGTTAAGCTGAGCCGTGATGGAATTAGCAGGCGTCATAATATCCATATCTTAGTTGCTCGTGCATTCGTCGAAGGTTATAACCTGGGGCTCGAAGTTAACCATAAAGATACGAATAGAACAAATAATACCGCAGAAAACCTCGAATGGTTAACACATGCTGAAAATGTAGCGTATTCTGCAAACCTTGGAAAATATAAGCATTATGGTGCGGACAATTCCAATTATGGTGGAACAAAACTTAAAGATTATTACGCTGCTCATCCAGAAGAAAAAGCGTTGCTTGGTCGTCCCGGGGCTCAAAACGGAAGAGCTACACCAATTATCATGTTTGATTTGGATTGGAATGAGATTGGGCAATTTAATTACATTGCAGAGTGTTCGAATTACCTGATTGATAAAGGTATTGCAAAGTGTAAACATCCCTATTCGGCCAGCAACTATATAGCAAAAGCCTTGAAAGAAAACGGTGTCGCTTATGGACACCGTTATAAATATGCCTAAACATGAAGCCACATGTAAACATCGTGCGAAGCCGGTGAGCCAAACACCGGAACGTGTAACGACTATTCCGAAAGGAAGTAGCTTTGCCGTGAAACTCGGCATTGCGAAGCGCCAAGCACGTCTCTGACGTGAAGAGATAGTCTACTCCGGCTCCTACGAGGAGCGTTAAAGTATGGCGAAAGCCACGGTATAAAGGTTTGACTCGGATACTGTACTTATTACCGACGACCCCATACTCATTAAGGCAGCTCAGCGCAACTACGACAACTTTGCAGTACCTACTCGTCTGATTGAAGCGGTCAAAATGAAAAGAACATACTGTGATGAAGACCTTGCTGACTTGGATGTTAAAACGTCCGTAAATAAGATTGGTGAGGTTATTAATTTATCGCAGGTGCTTAATAGCCGCCTGTGGGATGCCGTAAACAACGGCGCTGATGTACATAGTGAAGAAATACAGAGCTTGTATCGCGACATATCCTATCTCGACGTGCTGAGCAATCTTTCTATTGATGCGGCAAAGAAGCATTTGCCGGTAGACATACCGAAGGAGCTTACCAAGCTGAAGAAGAAGCATGAGCTTAGAGATGAAGATAACCGTGAAATAAAACCCAACTTCTTTAAGCCTGTCAGCAAGGCCAAAGGATACTACAACCCCCACCGCAACAATTACAAGAAACACAAGACCACTATGGATTACGTGCAGACTGTGTTGAACTCTCGCGGATATATAACCGTACCTAAATATGAGTATGTTCCATTCTCGCACATCATCTCCCCTTCTCCTGAGCACATCACTAATACTCACCGCAGACGTGTCCAGAAGATTGTAGATATGGCGAAAGAAACAAGTCGCAAGCTTAAGGCGGTTTGGGGTAGCGACATAAATGACAACATCTCCCCCGCTGAGAAATTTATGCTTGCAGAAGACCTTATGAACGAACAGGTTGAGTTCCTGCGCTCCGTTAAGTTTGACGCCACTACCGCCAGACTGCTCTTCCGCATAATGGAGAAGAAGGCTATTAACGTACCTATGAGTTTAATGGAAACTCTGTTCTCCGCTGGAAATGAAAGCCTGTTTAAAATCATCCGCGAATCCCACACTGCCGTACCGCAGTTACGTGCAAATAATGATGGAAATATCGTCCTATATGGTGCAAGTTACTCTCTTGTATAGGGAGTAATCTTGCATTTTTATACATTGCTTTGGAATTTTATACACCCCTCTATACAAGACGGGTATTCGAAAAAACGCCCTGTTTGCTTGGATTTTCCGCATGCGGCTTAAAGCGGCTTAATTTTAGCTTAGGGTGGATATACCACCAAATATGCAAGGAGAAAGAAACATATCAATGATAGAAATTACTAAGAAAGAATCTGAATTTATCCGCGAAAAGTTCCCCAATACTCATATCCATCGTACCAAGCATCGGTACTACTGCACCGAAGAATTCAGCGTAATGAAAGCGCTGAAGAGTAATCCGCAGGCTCGTGCCATTGTTGCAAAGCGAAATAACGGCAAGAGGTATAGCCGATGATAACAAGGTTCGATTATGAAACTTTTGAGGATTACATGATACGCCTTTTTGAAAACAAGGCGGAATACGGTCTGACCTGTGATAAGATTGCCGACATTCTTAATGACGAGCCCGATAATACAAACCCTCGCGGCTCCTGCGCTTACCGCAAGGAATACGCCGCATTTAATCGCGGCCGCATTTACGAACGAGAGAAGGGACGTTCCGGCATTGCGTTGCGTGTGCTGAGCATAAGCGACCTGCATGTTCCTTTCCAACATCCCGTTGAAGTGTTTAAGGATTACGTTGGTTGCGTAGACCTGTTGCAGATTAACGGCGACGTGGTAGACGGCTACTCTATCTCCAAGTTCCCCAAGGCGTACCGCAAGAGTCCCATGGAAGAAATTATTGCGGCGCGGGAATATCTGATATCTCTTATCGAATATATCCAGCCCAAGAAGGTTGCCGTCACTTACGGCAATCACGACCAGAGGCTTCAGAATTATCTGGTCAAAAACCTTGACACCGACATTTTGGAGCTCATGCCTCTGACGGCGCTCGAACTTATCATCGTTGATGGCTTCCATCATTATGATAAGGAAACCCGCACCAAAACATGGTACGAGCCTCTCGCAAACATATTTGATAATATCGAAATTGAATACGCAAACAATTGGTTCTGGCAGGTTGGCGAAGTCATCTTCGCACACCCTCTGGCATTTAAGTCTGCGCCAATGAAGACCGCAAACGATGCAATGCTGTGGTTCCGCAATGAGGGCTACAAGTTCTCTACCCTCGTTATGGCCCACACTCACAGGCTTGGTCAGTACATCGTTGGTAACACCGCTCTGTATGAGCAGGGTGCTTGTTGCAAGACCGATTCGATGATGTACAATGACGGCAAGCTTGTTAACAGCCAGAAGCAAGGATTCATATATCTTTGCCTTGATAAAGACGGTAAGGAGATGCGTGATTTCACCAAGCTTGTTTGCCTCAACTAAAAACAGCAAAGGAATGATACCAAATGTATTCAAAAAAGAAAACCATACGTGAGTTCGCAAAGCGTTACGGCTACACTATCGCATCGTCCGAAGAGCTGTACGATGAGATTTGCGATTACGTAAAATATAAGCTTGAAAGTGGTGACCCTATTTGGTTGGAAGGTGTGGGGCGTTTTGTTATACGTACCGCTCCTGCAACTAAACGGTATAACTTCAAGACAAAATGCACGCAGGAGTATCCGCCTCGCCGTTATCCAGATTTCGAGTATACGGAAAAGTTTAAGGATACCATTGCGGCACAAGAAGTTAATTCAGAGGTTTAAATCCCTTTCGAACCTCTTGCAAGTGATGATGTGGTCGTAGAGCGCGACCACCATAATATAAATAAAGCTCAATTGATGTTGGGGCTGCTGCGGCAGCCCCTTTTTTATTTTAACACGTTGCGAGCAAGAAATCCCCGACTTCATACAAAGAGGAAAGAGCGGGGTTATGTTCCCCGCTCTTTGATAAGGTCCCCAGGTATCACCATTATACCCACAATGATGACCCCATCTAATTATAAGACAAATATTCCCAGTATTCAACATTGAAAACTTGCTTCGCAAATGAAACAAGTTTGCAATGAGAAAGGACAAAGCGATGGCAAAGCAAGTAGATACGGTGCCGGATGGCCTCCTTAAATCAACACTAAAAAAGAAAAAGCCTGAGCGGGTTAATAGACCCGACGCTAATTACAGGCAAACACAAGAAGAAACCGAGTTTAAATGTAGCGCCTGTGGCAACGTATATACCAACCAAGATAAGAACTTCTCCCATTCAAACAGTCCTTTCTTTGCTGGAAATAACCACAGGTTGACTATTTGCAATAAGTGTCTGGAAAGCTTTATTACACAGTACCAGACTATCCTTGGCAATCAAGACGATGCTCTGCGGCGCATGTGCTTACATCTGGATATGTATCTGGACGAAAAGATACTGACCCAGACCCGTACTGCTGAAAGCAATAAGCAAACCCGTATAAAAAGGTATATCAGCAATCTTAATCTGACCCGTGAGGGAATAAAGACCTACGATGACTATCTGGCTGAACAGCAAATGCTCGGTATTTATACAGATGAGGAATTTGAGGAGAAGGTTGCTTCGCAAACTACTGAAATCACCAAAGAGATTTACGATTTCTGGGGTGCCGGTTACACGATTGATGAAATGATTTTGATGCAGAATCATTATGACCAACTTAATGACCAACGCACCACGGAAGACCCGATGCAAGAGGTTTATATCCGAGACCTGTGCGAGCTGAAAGTGTTGCAGACCAGAGCTTTTGCCAAGAACGATGTTGATTCCATCCAGAAACTTAAAAAGCTTTATCAGGAAACAGCAAAGAATGCAAACCTCAACCCCAAGAAGCAAAAAGACATAGATAAAAATAGGCAGGAAAAGGCGTTGGGTGAAAACCTTGCGATGATAGAGATGTATTGTCCTGCCGAATATTATAAAGACAAACAACTGTTCAACGACTTTGATAAGATAGGCGAGTACATGGAGCGCTTTATCCTGCGGCCTTTGAAGAATTTGCTGACGGGCAGCAAGGAGCTCGACGAAGAATACTCGCTGGGTGGCAATGACTCTTGACAGCAATCAGGCTAAAGTTCACAGAAACTTTGGCAGTGATTCTTGGCTTGGAAATGCTAAACATGTTGAACAGTTAATTATGTGGACGACGTTCTTTCGTCGTAACTTACACAGATTTGCACAAACCTATTTGGGCTTATCCCTGCATCCGTACCAACTTATATTGCTGTTCCTTATGGGTATCAGCGAAATGTTTGTGTGGATTGCTGCCCGAAGCTGTGCCAAATCATTTGTAATAGCTATCTACGCCTGTTGTAAAGCGATATTGTATCCCAACTGCAAAATAGTTCTTTGCTCAAGTACCAGAGGGCAGGCAAGGTTGATTGCCAAAGAAAAGATACTGCGAGAACTTATGGGCATGAGTCCTATGTTGTGTGCAGAAATAGATAGTGTGCGCGATAACCAGAACGAAACTATCATTACATTCAAGAGCGGCAGCACTATTACGGTAGTTCCTGCCATTGATTCCAGCCGTGGTAATCGAGCTCAGATAGTAATATACGAAGAGTTTCGCCAGATTGATAAGAAGGTTATGGATGAAATCATCTCTCCCTTCCTTATTACTCGTCCCGCAACTTACATGATTGGCACCGAGTACAGCAATGTGCCGGAACTGATTGAGGAACCCAAACAAGTTTTCATATCGTCTTCGTGGTTTTCCAGCCATTATATGTACGACATAATGAAGCAAGCATTGGGAGAAATGATGCGTGACCGAACCTCATACCTTGTCGGAATGGACTACGCCATCACACTCAAACACAACATTAAGACGAAGCGATTCCTGCAGGCTGAGAAAAAGAAATTCGACCAATTATCATTTGAAATAGAATACTGCAATTTTATGCCGCGTGAAAACACGTCGGCATTTTTCTCTTATGAGCTGCTCACACAACGGCAAAGATTGCGGCAGGCATTCTATCCCCGAGCGGCAAGCGACAACCCCCGCAGTAAAAACAGATTTGCCATTCCCAAGCAGGATGGCGAGGTGCGTGTCGTTACTGTGGACGTGGCTATGATGGATGGCAATATAAACGATAATAGCGTTTATTACTGTCTGCGGTTATTGCCGGAAACAACGTTCTCTGCGGAAACGAATTACAACCAGTTTGGCTTCCGCGTGCAGGCTCCGTATGTTGAGGCGTACACAGGCAAGGACACTTTGCGACAGGTTATACGTATTAAGCAGTTAATGTATGACTTTGAAGCGGACTATCTCGTTCTGGACGTTGCCAATGCGGGTATTTCTGTTTATGATGTCGGCGCTCGTGTCGTATACGATGATGAGCGAGGTATAGAATATGCTCCTTGGTGTTGCATGAATAACCCCGAGATAGCTAAGCGTATTAATAGCGGCGTGGACAACCCAAATGTTTACGCAGTTTCCGCATCTCAGAAATTTAACAGCGATATCGCATTTAATCTGCGGCAGATGTTATTTGATGGCAAGCTTGATTTGCTTGTTAATCCTAATGAGGCCACCGAAGAATTGGCCGCACGTGTGCCCGAATACATTAGTGCCTCCGCCGAGGAGCAACTTGTTTTTGAATCACCTTATTTGGAAACCATGCTCACAATTAACGAAGCCGCCGAACTGGAATGCGAAAAGCTTGAACAAACTGGCGCGGTTCGTTTGCGTGAAAGAAGTGGTGCCAGAAAGGATAGATATACGTCTCTGAGTTACGGTTGTTGGTTTGCATCCGAATTAGGACGTGACATGGATAGTGATGATGATTTTGACATCTCTCAAATGGAGTATTTTGTTGGCTCCTTTGAGTTTTAGTTTTTGTGGAAAGGAGGTTAACTATGGACGAAAAAAAGATTGATTTTGAAGTGGAGTTTTCCCAAGTGGATAACGAAACTTTTATTATGACTTCTGCTGAAAACGTGGAGAAAAGCTTGCAATTAGCTCTTTCCCAATATGACCCCGAAAACAAAATGTACAGTGCAGTCCTTACCGAGTCTGCCTCCGGCTCCACTACTACACTGGAAAGGCTGTCTGAACTCGCATCGGGAGCCCAGAGTGATTTAACCAAGATAACCGAGATAAACGGTATTATAAGCAAATACGTCGTTCTTGACGAAGCTATTGGTATGGTTGCTACAACTATATGGTCTAATGTCAATACCGACATGAGGCTGTCGTACAGAAATTTCGGCACTCAGAAAAAGAAGAATAACACTCTGGAAAAAGCAAAGAGTCTGATTAACGACTTCAACAACCAGATTAATGTGCGTGATTTTATCCGTAGCGCAATTCTTACCACATGGCTTGAAGGAACATACATCTCCACCATTCGTTCTGACGGCAATAATAACTGGGTTCTGGACCAATATCCTCTTGGTATTGCGGAGCTTGCTCAGTATACCCAAAACGGCCAGCCCATTGTTCAGATTAATATGGAGAGGCTTAAAAGTGCATTACAGAAAACCATCCTGAAGAATCGCAGGGGTAAGGCGCTTTACTTCGAGAACACTCTTAAGGAAATCGAGGCCAGTTTTGGCAAAGAGGTTGTTGAGGCATATAAAGCCAACGACAACTATTGCCGCTTGGATACAGACTATACTGGTGTCGTAAGGGTTAATAATTTCAACAAACTTTACGGCATCTCCCCTATTATGCGAGCACTTCCTTCTGCTATCGCTCTGGAAAAACTGCGCTCAGCCGATATGTCTCTGGCAAATCAGAAAAGCAAGGTGATAATCCATCAGAAGCTTCGCAAGGAGCTTTTAGAAAAGGTTAAAGACGGCAAATGGTATGAACACCTTGCTTGGGCTCACAATAATCTGATGAAAGCCTTCAAGCAGAATACCGTAATCGTATCAACTCCTCCCTACGTCGAGGAGATTTCTTATGTTGTTAAGAAAACCACCGAAGAAATTTCCAGTGATTCCATGGATAGCTACACCAGAAAGATTCTCTCTTCTCTGGGCGTACAATTCCTGTCTGGTCTGGATGATATTTCGGCGGCCGTTGCTAAGATTTCTTATACTGTTCTGCTGAACGTTATTAACGCAATAGGCGAATCCGTTGAGCGTGTTCTGTACAACTACTACAGGACTGTTCTGCGTGAGAATGGTATTGGTTCTGAGTATGTGCCCAGTGTGCGCATCATTGACACCGAGCTTCTCGATGCCGATGCTCGTGCAAATCTGGCAAAGCTTCTGTACTCCACCCTTGGCGCTTCTCGTGAGACCACATTTGAAGTCCTTGGCTACGACATTACGGAAGAAACTTCTCGCCGCGAGAAGGAGAATAGTGAAGGCTACGACGAAATTTTCCGTCCGTACGCCATCAGCTATACCACTTCTGGTGACTCCGAAGGTGAAGGCGGCAGACCTGCCGATAAGGATTCCAATGACCCTGATAAACAGATAGAAGACAACATCAATAGAGAATAAGGACAAATGAAGTATGGATAACAAAGAGGTGAGGTGTCGCAAGGTTGATTCCCCGCGCATTGCGAGGGAGCTTCTGAAAAGAGGACACCGAATACATGATATCAAGCCCCTTAAAGGGGATGTTACCCGTACTCGCACCAGTTTTTTGTTTGAATATACCGATGCTCTTCAGCAGGATTTAGATAGTCTTGTTGAAGAGCGTCAGCTTTCATACATGGAGCTGGCCGAGAGGGGTATAGAGGTTGGGATTATACCCAACGAGTAGCTCCAAGGGAGGAGGTGAGTGCTGTTTGGAGAAAATAAATATTAATTTCGCCAGTAAAACCATTGACATTGCGGAACACGAAAATTACATCCTGCTTACTAACCGCGTATGTTATCTCGATGAACCCAATGGTAATGGCGTATGTCTTCCTTATGATGACCCCGATGCTACGGCAGAAATGACTAAGACCCTGATTGATATGCCTGTTGTTGCTAAGTATGTTTGCGACGAAGACGGCGAACCCAATCTGGGCGGTCACGAAGCCTATATTGATGAGGAAACCGGTGAGATAGCTTTTGCTACCACCCCCATTGGAGTACACACCGACGCTTATATAAAAGAAGATACTGTTACCACCTTCGCAGGCGAGACCAAGACTCTCCCCTGCGTTTTTGCAACGCAGAAAATATGGAAGCGCAATAAAAACATGGTGGCCGCCGTACTTCGTCTTTTCGGCGAAGGCAAGTTGCATAACTCTTGGGAGGTTGCTTCCACAGAGTACAACTTCCGTGACGGCATTAAGTATCTTACTAAATACTCCTACCTTGGAAATTGTTTCCTTGGAGATAATGTAGCTCCCGCATTCGGGAATTCTGCAAAAGTATTAAGTCTTTCTCAGGAAGACAATAACGCTATGCTGATGGTTGCTGAGGCATTAGCTCAGGACATCGCCACTGGCGGAAAGGAGAATGAGGAACAAATGGATAATGGAAACATCGTAGCCGAAGTAGAAGTAACCGAAGTTCACATGGTTGAAGAAGCTTCTGCCGAGGAAGAAGTTGTTGTAGAAGAGGCGACCGCAGAAGAAGTTGTTGCCGAAGAGGAAGTTGTCGAGACTTCCGAGCTGACCGGCGAAGATATTATGAAGCGTATTTATAATAAACTTCGTGATAAGTACGGTTGGGGTTGGATTACTTATTTTTACCCCGAAGAGCATTATGTGCTTTGGCACGAATATGAGATGGACGAGCTTACTTATAAGAAGCACACCTACACCGTAAATGGTGATGATGTTGAAGTTGATGACGGCGAAGAGATTAAGCTTGTTGTTTCTATGGCAGAAGTAAACGCCAGGGTTGCTGAACTCAATGAGGCTCTGGTTTCTGCAAACAACACTATCAACGCACAGAAGGATGAGCTGAATGCTCTGGCTTCTTACCGTGATGCTTTTGAGCAGGCTGAAGCTGAGCGTGTTGCTCGTGAACATGAAGCCGCCGTTGCTGAAATGCGTCAGTATTGCGTAGATTCCGGTAGGTTTACCAACGAAGAGCTTGATGGCGAAGAGCTGTCTGCGCTCATCGAGAATCTGGATAAGGCATCCATTAACACCATGATTGCAGAGCGTCTTATTGCCGAGATGCGCAATCAGAAGCCTGAACCCGAAGTTGCCACTGTTAGTGGTGTAAAGGTTACTCTGGAAGCAGAGGAAAAGAGCGATGATAAGGTCGCTAAGTTCCGTAGCTTCCTTGCAAACTAAAAATTATAGATAAGGAGATTTTAGAATTATGATAAGG